CACAGCACGTCGTGGATCCCAGCACCGTTCCCCGTCCGGTCCACGCACAACCACCGGGCGCCGATCTTCATCTGCCGGCAGAACTTTACGATGGCCGCCGCCTGCTCGAGCGTGGCCGCCTTCGGAAAGGGCATCTGGCTGTCGAGCTGGAGCATCGTCCGGGCCGCTTTGAAACTATGGAACTTCCCAGCCCTGTCGGTCCACCCGTCGCTCAGGCCGAACCGTCCGTACGAGCAGAGCACTTGATCGACCCCCTCGAGCGCCAAGTCGAACGCTGCCAGCGGGACGACCGGTCCGACGAACCGGACGATCCCCATGGCGTTGTCCATCATTGCCGGCGAGATGATCCCCATGCTGATCCCCTCGTCCGGGAACCAGCCGCGTGCCATCGTGCTGGCTTCTGCTGTCCGGCCCCGGCTCACGTAGGCCATGAAGCCTTCGTAGGTCTGGAGCCCGGGGAAGACGACACGCTGCTCAATGACGTTCTCACAGTCGGCTGCGTCTAACCGGATGACCTGCCAGCGGTCTCGGCTCACCCACTCCTTGTCGGTCTCCACGTCAATGCTGCCCCATCCGTACCGTGGCTCGCACCGCTGGCCGTACTGACTGGTCCGGTCTCGAGGGTTTGAGGCAGCAAAGATCTTGATGCGCCCGGGCACCGAGCTGTCGGCAGCGGACAGGATGTTCTGCACGCCGCCCCAGACACCGTCCGGCACCTCCTCCGCCTCATCGAGCACCACATGCGTCCGACTGACTCCGCCCCAGCGCGGATGCGGCTTGGTGCGCGGTGATGGGTGGAAGCCCCGGAGCGTGCCGTGGCCTGACTCCCCCTTCGGGATGGCGACAAGGTGGATGCCCTGCTTGCTATCGGTCGTGCTCTGGATCGACGTGGCGAGGTCGTCGTCCATGCCGGCAGGCCGGACCAGAGCGGTGCGGTGGAAGGTTTTGATCGAGGCGAAGATGTTCCGGGTAGCGTGAGCAGCGGTGAGGCTGACGACCTTGATACAGGTCCACTCTGAATCCCTCCACCAATCCAAATAGAACCAAGCGGCGGCACCGTAGCTTTTGCCCATCGAGCCAGCGCCTTGCACCAGCAGCTTGTCCTGCGCCATCAGGCCGGCCCAGACACGGCGGCAGGACTCTGGGCGCCAATCGAACGCACCCGGCCCCCAGAGCAGAATGGCTGCCGGCTCGAACAGGTCGGCGTCGAGCAGGCTCTGTACATACTGCCGGATGATGGACTCGGCCATGGCGTTGGTCATGTCCAGCTTGCCAGCGTGCTTGGCATGGTTGCTGGCGAGGAAGGCGGCAGCCCTGATCAGGCCGCGTTCCTCGCTGCTGTCTGCCAGCTCCCGGGCTTGGGTGGCGACCGCAATGGCCCGAGCAACGGGCGCCGGTAGTGTGGCAAGCAGGGCTGCACTCATCTGTGGTCGTGCAGCCAGACAGCCAGCGCCGCGCATGCAAGCACGATGGCGCCGGCTGTGATGAAATCGCCTAGGCTGAAGACGAGGTGGATGGTCACGGGCGGATGATGACCATGCCCCGGCTCCGGCCCAGAGGCGTCACGAAGAACCCAGTAGCGTCACGGCGCACTCTGAGGCGGGTTGTGGCGCCCAGCAGGACGCCCGGGTTGGCTGTCGGGCCAGAGCCGGTCGGCTGGGTGCGCTTGAAGGTGACGAACGTCTTGGTCACTGCTGTACAGAGGTAGGTGACGTCCGGCATCGAGGCGGCCTCGGTGTTGTTCCGCTCATCGTACGGTCGCAAGCCGTACTGGGTGAGCGAGTTGGTATAGTTGGTGCCGGGAACGAAGTAGGTAGCCATTTTGTGTTAAGTAGTTGATTGTGAGGTGTATCAATCAGAAAAGGGCACTTTCCAGCTCCATATGACGGTTGTTGTATGGCGTTATTAAAACGTGCGTTGATTTAGAGGTTGTTACAACACGTCGGTCTGAGCGGTCCTGACAACGTCGTCCAGCCCGGGCTGGTTAAGGTCGGCGCTGTCTAAGTTTGAGTAGTCCAGAGCCGGCACAGAGTCCCCGGGAGCGTCCACCGGCTCAGGGACGACGAGCTCGGCCTCGAGCCACGTTTTGGGTGCAATGGCGTTCCTGTGGTAGACCTCGAAGGACAGCTTGATGTCAGAGCCTTCTGGGCGCCGCTGATCCTCCGCAAACTCGCCGGCCAGCTTAGCGTCTACAGTCAGAGCAGCGAGCCGGTCAAACGTGGCCTCGACTTTGCCGTCGGCCTTCTTGACCACCTTGGTCGGCAGGATGCCTTCCACCATCTGGCGCAGGATGTCGCGCTTCTGGTCAATGGCCATGACGGCCCGGGAGTGGACCTCGGCTTGGATCTCGGCGATGCGGTCTTTGACCTCTGGCCGGCTGTACACCTGATAACCGATCTGGGTCGCGGCAGTGGCATGCGGGCACAGTTTACGGTAGGCAGCGGACCGGTCGAGCCCCTCGGCGACCAGCCATGCGAACCGCTCGTGCAGTCTGTTCTTTAAGCGAGGCATGCGAGTCGATTTATTCAGGAAAGCCAAAAAAGGTGGCGCGAATCACACTAATGACTCACGTGGCCAATGAGGCTGTTTTTCGGACTTTCTCACATGTGTACAATATTTGTACATACATTTTTGACGCTTAAATGAAGCATGAAGCCTAAAAAGCAGTGTTATTTGCTTTTCAGGCTTGACGCGATCTGCTTAAAATTCCTGCGGAGCAGGACGGCGGGTTGGTGGCTGGAATTGGCTGTCAGTTGACTGTTAATCTGCTTGGCTTGTCCGGATGTTGAATGCGGCTTGCAGGTCTGGTTCTTGATCCATTATGAGCCGGGCGTACGGTGCCCTGAAATCGTTGTTTAGGTTGTAATCTTCGTCGGTGTCTGTCTGGACGTAGTACTGCCAGCGCAGGACTTCAAAGAGCATACCGATGCCCAGCTTGCGAGGTCGTCTGGCTCTGAGTCCCCGGGCAAGGCTAACGAGCATGCTGTAGACCTGTGGGTTGTCGGCGTGGAACCGAGCGAACCGCTGGGCGATTGTGGCTTCTGACTGTTGGGCCGGCTTAATGGGCTCGAACACGAACTCGAACTGGTTCATGGCATGAATGCTTGGATGAGTGTTTTGAATGCTTTTGCGGCTGTTGCTGGCACTACTCCGTTGCCCAATAATCGAAGTTCATCAGTTCGGTTTCCTTGACTGGCTGCTTCGACATAGCACCCGTTCTCCCAAACCTTTTGGTCAAGAGTGGATCTCCATACTTCTTCCATCTCTGGTAATGCATCAGACAAAGCCCATGCCCCTTCGCTGGCTTCCCGCAAACCTTGCAAGATTGCCGCTCCTTCCATTTTTTCAGCGTTCTCAAAAACGCCTCTGCGCGTTGCCGGGCTGTTGCGTGTATGCGCGCAAAATGCCACGGAAATGGGTAATCCTTTTCGCGATTTTCTGCACAAACAATGTCTGCCACAGTGTTTGAAAATGCTTCACATTGCTCGTAATCCAGCACCTTCTCCGTTTCATGCATCGCGTTGAGGTCGGTGCAGTAGTTTGGCGTATGGGTTGATGCATGCCCTCCCGGCGGGCATCCGCGCTTCTTCCCGCCACAAGTGCAATTTGTAATCTCTTGCCATCCACACGCCTCTGCAATTGCCGCGTTTATTTGTTCGTCAGTCATGCGTCCTTCCCAACCGTTAAGGATTCGTTGACGGTTGCTCCAACTGCCGAGCATTGCTCGGTAGTTGTGCCCCTGTTCCCGCCAAGCCATCTCTGGGCTTCGCTTTTGGCCAAGGACAACGTCCGGGCATCAATGCAATCCAGATCCCTGAGCAGGTTGTCGGCTCCGGTCACGAGCTTTGCGATGATGTTGTCCGATATCTTCTCGAGCGCCTCGAGCTCCTCGATATCTCGGTGCCAAATCTTGTTCATCTCCCGGAGCAGTTCCAGCTTGCGCTCGTACGTGGCCCGCTGCTCCCGGATGATGCCGCAATAGATTCCTGAGTGTAGGTCGAGGACGACGCCGCAATCAGGGCAGTATGGGTCTTTCATGGCCTTATTGTGACGAGCAGCCCCCGGAACCGCCGCTGGACTGGCCTGTCTGAGGGATCGGTGTTCCGACCCACTTCCCGTCCACGTAACGCCCATATTCAGGCACCCCCGTCCCCGGGCCGCCGCCGGCTTTTGCTGCTGCGATCAGTGCGTCTGCTTCGTTAAGTGCCGTTTGTGGCGCCTTAAAGCCACCAGCGCGCATCATCGCCGCAATCTCCAGCCGGCTTGGCTCCGGCTTCACCTGCGCAGCGTGCGCCCGGTTCATATCGGCCACCAGCTTGCTCAACTCAGCATTCAGGTCGCCTGACCCTTTTACCCGCTCGAGCTCTTCGGCCAGTCTCCTGCTCTCGAGGTTTGCTTTGTGGAGCTCCT